ATGAAGGGAAAACAGCGTTTTGTATATTAGATTTTGCTAGGTAACTAAGTTCACCACTTAAAAACGCAAAGTTTAACGCACTTGAATACTGCGGAAGCGGGTAATAGTCTTGACCGATACAAGGTAACTCATAAATAAACAGCTGTTCGTATTCTTTGTTTAGTGGGTGGTACGGAACAATTTCTAAAACGTCTATTCTAGATGCCCAATCTTCGCAAATAAAGTAAGTTTTACCGTCACGTGAACGTCTTAATTTCTCTGGCGAAAGGTTTTCTATTTTGGTTAACTTTCCTTTATCTGAAAAGCACAATTTAAAATAAACCCTGTTATGAATAACTAGCTGTTTTGTTACTATTGAAGCAGTCTTTTTTAACTTAATCTTCTTTTCAAATGCGTATAAATCAACTTTTTCTTCGTTTGTTAGCTTATCAATCATGATATTAAACCCACCACCGATAACAGCATTCGTTTTGTAATCAACTATTGCACCGTGAAGCGGACTAGAATAATACATCTGATTCAAAGTTTCTGGGTATAAATTTTCGATTCCAAATGGAATATAACCTGCGACTTGGTAACGTCCGTTTACATAAGGCAATGATAAATTTCCGCCACCAATTTTACTAAACGGTGTACTAAAAGATTGATAACCTTCGACCACTTCGATAGTTTTGTTTTCACTTTGTTTGAATATGTTATACCATGCCATAGTTAGTCGTAAATTGAGTTAATAAGCGCACCTGAAACCACCATTCGACCTTCTTCAATAACTATTCCTGTTGTATCTTCAATTTCACTAGGCGCGGTTATTGCTTCATAAACTGAATAAGAATACTGACCTTTTACTAGTTGAACATCTACAGGTTCATCTAATAAGAATTGATTAAATCTTTCTGGATAAGTTGAAATGTCGGTGGAACTAAATAATATTGGTTCGCTTTCGGGGTTCATTTCGTTCTGAAACACAAATAAATAGAATGGATTAGACAAAGAACTAACCTCGCTTAGTGTTAGAACTATATTGTTAACTTCATCTTTATTAATGTAAATCACAACTATATTAAATTAGTTCGTCTTTTTGTTTAAAAAAAAAGCACCCCGAAGGATGCTCATTTTCTAGAGAATAGTAGGTTTAAGGTGCTACCGTAATAACAGATTGAACCGTTGAATCAGTTACTTCGTATGCAAGAAATTCGTTTTCAGCTGTTAAAGTTACCGAATATTTAGAACCGTCCGCTCTCGCAGTTCCTGAACCTTCGCCAGTTGCTGTTAATTGCAAGAATGGAAAATACCAATATTTACCATTTGCATCTAAAACGATTGCGTTTAAATATTGTTGACCTGCTCCCAAAACTTTAATAGCTTGTGATTTAGATTGGTCTCTACGGTGAAACAATAAAGTAATTGTTTGCGTATAGTAAGAAGAACCGTTTACTAAATCGATTGCAGCTTCTTCTGTAAATGAACCTGTATTTCTACGGATTTCAAACTCCGTGTAAATGTCCGCAGGGTCAGTTAATGTAATTGAGTCGATAGTCCAGCTTAACGTTGGGTTTAACGTGTAAGATGCTATGTTATCTTGTTGGTTTATCCAAACCTTATAAATCCCTCCAGAGTTATTATCGCAACTCTTTACAATGGATTCTAGTGCTTCACATGCCATGTTATATATTTTTTTAAATGTTTTACAAAAAAGGGGTGAGGCTATCCCCACCCCATTACTATTTTAGTTAATTATTGATTAATCAAAACAAGCAGCCCAAACAGCAATTTGCTCAGGGTTTGTGTGATAAAATCCTGCTTTAACGTTTGCTCTAGTTCTGATATATGGTTCAGCAACTGTATCTGTCAAGTTAACCGCTTTCAATGCTTTAGCATCTCCTTCAGCATCGAATGCATAGATTAAATCGTCTTTCAATGAAGCTACGATTGTGTTATCTGGCATACCTTCACAAACTACAACTTTAATACCTAAGTAAGTCATTTGCAATGGAGCAGAAACATAAGTCAAAGTGTTACCTGATGCAGCAGCAAGTTCATAAGCAGCAGCAACATTTGAAGAAACACGGATTCTTAAGTCAGCTTTCTTGAATCTAACCGAAGCAGGTAGTCCATTAACAACTAAATTCAAAGTATCTAATACGTTTGTAGAGTCAACCGCACCACCACCTGTGTAAGCTAAGTTTGCAGAATCAGCACAAAGTTTTTTCAAGTGACCATCACACAAAGCAAGTAAAGGATTTACGCTTTCTGTATCACCTTGCCATCTAATCAATTCGATATCTTCTTCGATTTGACTTGCCATAACTCCCCAATAGTAGTTCATGAATGAAGGTACAGAGAAATCACCGTTAGACCCTTGAGTCATTTGCAAAGCTACGAAAGACTGCTCTAGGTCGAACTGACAAATTTGAGCCATTGCAGAAAATGCACAAACATCGATGTCAATTGCGTTTAGTGTATCTGTAGGCGCTGAAAAATTACAGCTAGATGCTTGTAAAATTGAACCAAAAGCTACGTTACCAAGTTTTGTCTTTGATTTGATTGAAGGCAAAGCGCGGTAAGTGTCAGCGGTATCAGCTGTTAAATAAGCACGAGAATAGAACTCGTTAGGGTTTGGACAAAGCAAAGCATTTGCTTCTACTTCTAGGTCGAATTTTAATTTTCTTTCCATTTTTATTGTTTGATTTTAGTTATTACTTAATTTGTTTAGTGCGCTGAACTTTTCAGCGATTGACATTTTAACCTCCGATTTCAATTCAATTTCTTCTTCGGCTTTTTCTGCTAACATTTCCTCCATTTGAGTTCTTAGGTCAGCGATAATTTTTAGTAGGTTGTTTACTTGTTCTTCAAGTACAGGCGCAACGATTGCAAGTACTGCTTCCGCATCCGTAGCAACGTCCACAGCCATTTCTTCTTTTTTAACTTCTTCAAGTTCTTCGGGCGCAGGTTGTTCTTCGATAGGCTCAGTTTCAGTTGTTACTTCTTCTTCGACTACGCTGTCTTCCATCGCCACTTCTTCTTTCGGTGCATCTTTAATCTCGATAATTTCTCCGCCTTTTACAACGTAGACTTTACCCTCGATTAGATGTTCTCCATCAGGTAACTTCATATTATTTAATTTTAATTGATTACTCATTTTCAAACCTAGAAAACCCTCAATACTAAATCCGATTTGGTCTTTACTTACTAATTCTTGATAGTATTCTTTATCCGTGATTTGGGCGGTTAACATTAACGTTCCTTTTGGTACTTCAATACCGAATGTAGTAAATGATTTATCTAGTTTTGGATTATCCACTATCCACGATTCAAGAATATACGCAGGTACGGTTTGTGCTTGGTCATGTTCTAAGTTGAACACGTCTCTATTCTTTAAATCCTGCATAAATTTAGCGTGGATTTGTTCGATTGTTTCAGCTGTAAACTGAACGTAATACTCGCCTGTTTCATCGTCACGTCTATAAATTTCCATTGGAATCATAGCGGGAGCGGTAACGCGGTATTTTACGTCATCTGCAAATAACAATCTTTCACTTTGATTGAAAGCCATACCTTTAACTTTAATCGCAGGATTAGAAGTAAAAGCAATTTGTTCTATTCCTAATTCTTGCCCGTCAGAATACTCGGGGTCGATTGTAATTTTATAGACTGGTAGGTCTTTCAACATGACTATATTAAATATTATTTATATTTGTTCAAAAATTATAGATATGATTGAAGTATTTGGGCGTAACATAGCCAACAAAATGAATGAAATAACGGTTGAAGAATTTGAAAAAATTAGCGCAATTCATAACAACCCTGATTTTGATAATATCGAAAAACAAATAAAAGTTTTTGAAGTCGTAGGGGTTGAAGAAGATGAATGGGACGATTTTAAATATTTTGTCGAAAAAACAAAAGAGTTTAATACGGACAATTTAGATAATAAAGAACCAGTTTCAGAGTTAGAACTTGAAGGGTACACGTATAAAGCCGAAATGAAACTATCTGTAAAAGATACTAAACTAATCGAAAAAATAATTGTTAAAGAAAACAAGCATAGTGTAAGTGATATTTTGGCATTAATGTTTAAACGTACCGATTTAAGCAATACTGAACACTACGACAATGCGCATTTAAAGCATAAATCAAAGTTGTTTAGATTGCAACCTGCTGAAATTGCTATCCCTTACCTTACATTTGTAACTGAAACTATATCAAACCATGCTAAAAAACAAGCTGCCGAAAGCGTGGAATCAAATAACGATTGAAACATTTATTGAACTTCGTAACCTATCGCAAGAAGATGGAATGTTCAACTATCAAATAGACGTTTTATGTACTTTGTTAGATTGTTATCCCGAAGATTTAGACGATATATCAATCGAAGAACTTGACGATTTACTAATCGAAGTAAAATTTATACGAGATGAACCCCCTAAACGCTATGAAACGCAATTAGGGGACTTTCAATTGAAGCCATTTAATAAGATTACACTAGGTGAGTTTATAAGTTTAGAAACTTACTTTTCAGATGACTATATAAATAAGTTACCTAACATCGTTGCAATACTTTACAGGCGTTATAAACTTAATGAATGGAATGATAATACGTTAGAACCTTATAATTTTAATTCAAATGACCGCTTAGAATGGTTTATGGATTTTCCGATTAGTTCCGTGTTTGGGTTGCTTCCTGAATACATCAAATTCCGCGAGGGAATTATTGACCAATATAAAAACTTAATGACTGAATCCTACGAAGATGATTTTCAAACAGATGAACCTTTAGACATCGAAGAACAAAAGGAACTTGAAGAAGAAAAAAAGAGTCAGAAATGGGCATGGGAGCAGTTAATCTGGAATCTATGCAACGAAGATTTAACTAAGTTTAACGCTGTTTGTGATTTGCCTTTAATTCTAGTATTTAACTTTTTAGGGATGCGTAAAGAATTAAATTTTTAGTAATCCAAAGCAGACCAGAACTCACCGAATAACGGGTTAAAGTCATAAATTACGTTTTGCTTTTTTCTAAGCATTCCAGCAACTTGTACTAGTGGATATTTAGAACCTAACCATTCAATATATTGGGCGTACATTTCCGATATTATGCCCTCCATTTCTAACCGCTTGTTAAATTGTTTTACTAAGTGATAAGGTTCTATTGATATTGTACCGTTATTCAAGAACCCAAAATAATAAGCTGCTAATATTTCAATTCTTAAATTGCCTTCTGTTGTGAATTTAGCGTTTATCCTAATAGATTCGTATAAAGTGCCAGTATCTATTAACGCATCTTCTTTAATTACACGCTTTAAAACTTTTGCAGCTTTATTCCTTATTTTATACTTAAGTCTAAATTCCTTATCAGGCATATACTATATTAATGTTAATCTCCGATTTGTTCAGGAACTTGACAATCAGTATAATTATTTATTGAACAAGTAACATTCATTAACCAACCCGCAGCGTAATCTAGTAAGTCGTTATTTAATGGCGTTAACGTAGGAACTCCTACAATATCGAAAGAGTAATCGTCCGAGTTTAAGAACCAATTATAAAGGTCGTTTAAAATTAAATGGCAGTCACTTAGAATTACGTTTATATTTGCTCGGTCTTTTTGTATAATATCAAAGCAATAAATATCTAAACTTATTTCGGTTGTAAATCCCATTTCAGAGGGTACAGCATCAACAGGGCAAATGTAAACCAATGGATAACGCTCGTCTTTTGTAGCGAAGTTTTCCAACTGCTCCCTAAAATCAGAACCTACTTTTTTAACTTGTAAGTGATTGTTATAAAATGCTTCAATCTTATTTATTAAACTTTGGTAACTTATCATAGCGTTGCGTTTTGGTTTATCTTATCTATCTTTTGTTGCGTGTTTGTAATTTCTGTTTCACTTACAACAGCCTTTACGGTTATTTGCGTTTGTGGTTCTTTTGGTGCGCTTACATCATTTAAACCATTGCCGCCAGCTTGACCACCAAATAAACTTACATTTGGACTTGCAGCAGTTGTTGACGTTGAACTAGCTTGCGGAATACTAGGTGCTTGACCACCACCACCGCCACCTGAATTAAATTGAGTAGATGCAATTTTAGCAATATTAGCAGCCGAAACAGCAGCAGTTGCAACTAAGTTAGCAATACCAACAGGGTTAGGTACAAGTCCAACCGCCAAAGGTGCTGCTGCCAACGATGCTGTGATAGCTTTTCCAGCATCCACAACAGCCCCTGCTAATTGTAAAGCCTTGTTAAACTTAAATTGTTTCTTTGCAAGTTCTTCCTCTTCTTTACTTCCCTTTTTAACTTTTGACATTTTAGCAGCGAAAGCAATATCACCAACAGCTTGTATTGCCTTAGTTGAACTTTCAGCTATTTGTAAAGCGTTGTTTGCTGTTTCTAGTTGTGCATCGCGTTTTTTCTTTTCGGCTTCTGCTGAATCTTTCGCTTGTTGGTCGGCATATTTTTTATTTATGTCAGCAAGTTCTTTTTCTTGTTGCTCTTTTAAGATTTTAGTATCTAATCTTTGTTGTTCAGCTTTTGCAAT